ATCATTTTAGATGCGGACGTCAAACCCTTAAAGAAACAACTACGGGAAGCAACGCAAGAACTTCAACTTGCTCGTCAAAGGTATGGCGAGTTTTCAGATGAGGCAGTCCGAGCGGCACAAAACGTGGCGGGCATCCGTGATAGTATCGAGGCGGCAAATGAGCAAGCGCAACTCTTTGATCCGGGCAAGAGATTCCAAGCGTTAACCACGGCGGCAAGTACGGCAGCAGGAGCGGTCGGTGCGGTGCAGGGTGCGATGGGATTATTCGGTGCCGAGAGTGAGGACGTTCAAAAGGCTTTACTAAAGGTTCAGTCGGCGATGGCTTTGTCTCAAGGTCTTTCTCAATTGGCGGATCTTGGCAAGGTAACGGAGCAATTGAAGTCCTCCTTCAAAGGATTAACCACAAGCACCGCTCAAAAGACGGCAGCAACTACGGCGGATACCTCGGTTGTTGTGGCAAATACGGCGGCAACGAAGGGGCAATCTTTGGCCACGATGGCAACGTCTGCGGCTACGAAGGCGGCTACAATCTCCTTGAAGGTTATGCGAGGGGCTTTGATTTCCTTGGGCATTCCAGCTTTGGTTCTTGGATTGGTATCCTTGGTTCAAAACTTTGGTGCCATCAAGGATGCGGTGTTAAATGTATTACCAAGCCTAAAAGGTTTTTCGGATACCATCGGAAACTTGGTGCAAGGAGTCACCGACTTCTTTAGGATTACAAGCAAGGCCAATCGTGAGTTGGATGCTTTGACAAAAGGCACGGCGGCAAGGAATGAGAGCATTGAGCAGCAGATTAAACTACTCAGCGCACAAGGCGGCAAAGAGAAGGAAATCTTTGAACTAAAGAAGAAGCAAACCACCCAAGAACTTCAAGATATTATCGCATCCGATAGACTTGACGGCAAGACCACGGAGGAAAGGCAAAAGAGAAGAACGGAGTTGCTCAATAACTTGACATTAGAAACCGCTGAATTTAACAGAAAGCAAGCGGATGAGGCAAAGGCAGCAGCGGAGAAACAAGCGAGCGAAGCCAAGGCGGCAGCGGAGAAAGCAAAGGCAGAGCAAGAAAAGGTAAACGCTGATAAACTAGCAGCGGATAAGAAACTAGAGGATGATAGAAAAGCAGCGCAAGAGAAGACGGCAGCCGAAGACCTTGAATTCCAAAAGCGACTAAATGACGTTTTGCTAGAATCAAGACTTGCAGCGATTAAAGACGAGAACGATAGAGAGAGAGCCGAATTGCTTGCCATTCAAGAGCAAGAGTTGGCAGACTTGGCGGTTGATACCAAACTAAGGGAAGACCAAAAACTTGCACTTCAAAAGAAACTTGAAATTAGGAATAAGCAAGAGTTGGATGCACTTGAGCAAAGCTTTGCCGAGCAAGATGCCATTCGCGAACTCGAGGCACTTGACAAGCAAATGCAAGCGGATAATTTAGACCTTCAAATGCAGCGTGATTTGCTAGATCAAAAGGATGCTTTGTTGAATGAGTACTATCAAAACGCAACTATCAGCGAGGAGGATTATACTAAGGCAATAAACGCAAACGCAGAGGCAAGAAAAGCAATTGATAAGGCAGAGTACGATTTCAAAATATCGCAAGCACAAGCAGCGTCTCAAATACTTGGACAATTGTCCGCACTAGCAGGAAAAAGAACCGCAGCAGGAAAGGCTTTGGGTATTGCGGAAGCATTAATTAATACCTCGGTAGGTGTGACCCAAGCACTAAAGCAAGAGTCGGTTTTGCCTTCACCTTTTGACGTTATTGCAAAGGTGGCAAACGTGGCTACCATTTTGGCAAGTGGTTTGAAAGCGGTCAAATCGATAACTGCCGTACAAGTCCCCGGAGGGGGTGGCGGTGGAGTTGGAGCATCATTGCCTTCAATCTCAGCTGCCGCACCAAGTACATCGGCTTCAGCGGTTCCCACAATTGGAACTAGCCCCGTGACGGCTTTAGGTACGATGATGGCAAACCAAGCACCTATCAAGGCTTATGTGGTCGAGAGCGAAGTGACAAGCACCCAAAGACGGGTTGCGGATATTGAACGAAGAGCGGGTTTCTAATACTTAAAGACATGGAAGAAAAACTACCACTTTATAAAATGCTTATCTCCGATGATATTGACGGGGAAGAGGAAGTTGACTTTGTGGCCTTGGTGGAAAGCCCTGCGATTCAAAGAAACTTTCTTGCCTTTGGTGAGGAGACCTTCGAAAGCTATGCCGATTATCCCGATGGGGTGAAGGGCAATGCTCAAAACGTCTTGGATTATGTTGAGGCGAACGGATGGGGTTCTTGCGGTACCGATGTGGGAAAGCAAAGAGCCAACCAATTAGCAAAGGGGGAAGCGATTTCCTTGGATACGATCAAGAGAATGTATTCATATTTGAGCCGTCACGAAGTTGACTTGGAATCATCCACCTCTTATGGGGATGGCTGCGGTCTTTTGATGTACGATGCTTGGGGTGGAAAGTCTGCCTTGGGTTGGTCTCGTAACAAGTTGAGAGAGTTGGGTCAATTGGATGAGGACTTTAGCGCAAACCTTTCCTTTGCCGTACAAGACGAAGAGCAAAAGATAGTATCTGGCCCGCTTATGATTGCCGACTTGCCGATCTACCGAAGAGATGAGGAGGGTGAATATTATGTGATGTTCACCAAGGATCAAATCAAGAAAATCGTACAAAGGTTTTTCAAGAAGGGATACCAAGCAAAGGTTAACATCGAACACGGAAAGCCAGCCCAAGGAGTTTATATGTTTGAATCGTACATCATCGACAGAGAAAGAGGAGTAAATCCTCCGAAGGGTTTTGAGGACGTTGCAAATGGTTCTTGGTTCGGTTCCTTCAAAGTAGAAAATGAAGGGCTTTGGAAGAAGGTAAAGGATGGCACCTTCAAAGGCTTCTCGGTGGAGGGTCTATTCAAGTACGAAAAGACGGGCGAGGTGATGACTAAGGAGGAGGAGACCATGGCGGCAATCTTCAAAATCCTTTCTCAAATTGAACAAAAATAACTTATTAAATACTTACAATTATGAACGCAAAAGAAGCACTCACACAAATCAAAAGCTTGCTATTTTCAGAGCAAGAACAAAAGGCGGCCTTCGCTATGGTTGAAGGTGCCTTGGTTGATGGTACTAAGGTATCGTATGACCTAGAGACTTCCGAAATCTTCGTTATCGGAGAAGACGGCGAAGCAATCCCTGCACCGGTTGGCGAGCATCAACTAACTACGGGCGAGATTGTAGTGGTGACCGAAGTAGGTAAAATTGCCGAGGTTAAAGCGGGCGAAGCACCAAAGCTAGAAATCGAAGTTGAAGCAGCTGAGGTTGAGGTTGAGGTTGAAGAGCCAAAGAAAGATGAAGCAATGGCCAAGTTTGAAGAGGTCATGGGGTTACTTGAAAAGAAGGTTGAAGAACTTTCCGCCAAGGTAAAAGCAATGGAAGAGAAAGCCGAAGACATGAAGGAAGCCGTAAAGCTATCCGCTCAAGTTATCGAATCTCTTGCAAAGGAGCCAAGCGATAAGGCCATCACTGCGCCTAATCAGTTTGCAAAGCAAATCAAAACAGAAAAAAACGATCGCTACAATAGCCTTCAGAAAGCATTCCAATCACTAAAAAAATAACAAAACAATGGCACTAGATTTATCAGGACTAGCTAACTATGTAAAGGAGAACGAATTGCAGTTGACTTCTGCTGCTATCTTCTCAGCAAAAACCGCTTCTTTGATCGAAGCAAAAGGAAACGTTCAAGTGGGTATCAAATCCGCTGAGACTATCAACGTAATGACTACCGATGCAATCTTCCAAGCTGGAGGAACTTGCGGTTTCAACTCAAGCGGAACCACTACCATCACTCAAAGAACTTTGACAGTTGGTAAAATCAAAATCCAAGAGAGCATTTGCCCTAAGACTTTCGAAGCAAAGTACACTCAGAAGGCATTGCGTGAGGGTTCAACTTACGATTACATGGCATACGCTTCCGAGTACACCGCTCAAAAGGTTGAGAGAATTGGTGCTGCTTTGGAGACTGCAATTTGGCAAGGTGATACCGGTTCCGGTAACGCTCAGCTTAACAAGTTCATGGGTATTGGTACTATCATCGATGCACTTGGCTTCGGTGGTGCTGGTGACCCTATCGCTGGTAACACAGGCGCATTGACCACTTTGACTTCTGCGAACGTAATCGCTGCCGTTGATGGTGTATTCGCTGCCCTTCCTGCTGCCCTTTTGGACAAGCAAGATGTGGTTATCTTCTGCGGAAACGATACCTTTAGAGAGTACGTTATCGCTTTGAGAAACGAGAACCTTTACCACTACCCAGTTGATGCGGTTAACATGGAACTTATCGTTCCCGGAACTGCAATCAGATTGATCGGTGTTAACGGATTGAACGGAACAGACAAGATGTTCGGTCTTTCTATGGCTAACCTTTACTTGGGTACTGACCTTTTGAACGAGCAAGATCGCTTCGAATTGTTCTACGCAAAAGAGGCTGACGAAATGCGTTTTGTAGTTGAGTTCAAGATGGGTGTGCAGGTTGCCTTCCCTGACGAAGTAGTTTACTTCAAATTGGCAGCTGCCTAAATAAATTAGGGGGAGAGAGTGGCCTCTCCCCTTTTTCTAACATTCTAAATAGATAAGAAAATATGGCTTGCGCATTAACTCAATCCTATACACTCGATTGCAAAGATAGCATCGGTGGCTTGAAGGAAGTTTACTTTGCAGCGGTTGAAGACGTAGCGTCTTGGACTGGTACTGCGGGAACTTACACAGCAGTAACAATGGATGCCGGCAAGACTTTTTTCAAATACGATCTCGTAAAAGAATCTTCCAACTTCGCTGAGGCGGTGAACACAAACGTGCAGAATGGCACTGTGTTTTATGCTCAGACTTTGGAAATCGTATTGAATAAGTTGCAGGTAAATACAAGAAACGAAATCCTTCTTTTGGCCAAGAATAACTTGGTAGCAATCGCAAAGGATAGTAACGGATTCTCTTGGATTCTAGGCTTTGCAAATGGCCTTGACATCACGGGTGGTGGGTCTGCTACGGGTACCGCTTTCGGTGATCGTAACGGCTACACCTTGACCTTTACGGGTAACGAAAAAGAATTGGCAGGATTGTTCACAGGAACAGTTCCTTTGCCAGCCTAATATTTGGTTTTAGGTTTGATGTGAAAGCACCTCCGATTTTGGAGGTGTTTTTTTTTGTGTACACAATTCTTGATTTCTATATTTCTAATTATGATAGCAATACCACAAGGGGAAAATACCTCGATTTATATCACGCTAACCGACAAGAGAGAAACCACGAGCAACGTGTATATTTTTCTTTTCGAGCATGAGGTGACAAAGGAGGAAGTGACCTTGACCTTAACGGATACGAGCGCATTCAAAGAGCGAGTTTCTGTTTTTGCAATTACGGAAGCCAACTTCGATGAGAGTACAATCGGCTTTTGGCGGTACTATGTAACCCAAGCTGGAAGCGGTGCCGATGTTATTGCAACGGGTAAGATGGAACTCACGGCACCTAACCTAAGCACGGCAGGAGTTGTGAGATATAACGGCTACAATGGGGACTTCAAAACCTACACAACCACATGATAAAATTTCTCAAGTTTGACCAAGTGCCTTTGCCTATTTACAAAGAAGTAAAGGGAAAGGAATACATTTTTTATGGGGAGCGGAACGATTACCCCAACTACCTTTTGAGGATTTACAACAACTCCGCCAAGCACAACGCAATCGTGACCGGAAAGGTCGACTACATTTGCGGGAATGGATGGGGTGTAAAGACCGAGGACGAGATGGAGAAAGCCAAGGTATTTGGCATGATCGACAAGGTCAACAAAGAGCAAGAATCCTTGAATGAATTGACGAATAAGTTGGTGACCGACTTGACCATCTTTGGCGGTTACTATTTGCAAGTAATTTGGACAAAGGCCACGGGAGAAATCGCAGAACTTTATCATGTAGACTATTACAAGGTTCGCACGAACGCAGACAATAGTGAGTTTTACGTTTCGGATAATTGGATTAAGAATGACAACGTCAACCCACGTCCCGATTTCCAAACCTATCCAGCGTTTGACCCAAACAATACCACAGGATCACAAATCCTTTACTTTAAAGAATACAGAGCGGGTGTAAATACCTACTCTTTGCCCGATTATCGTGGTGCTATTAGCTACATCGAACTTGATATCTCAATCGGTGAGTATCACTTGAACACCATCAACAATGGTATGTTCTCATCAAAGCTAATCAACTTGAATGGTGGAAAGGTTAGCCAAGAGGAAGAGGATCGTATCGAGAGACAATTCCAAAACAAGTTCAGCGGATCAAAGAATGCGGGTAAATTTATGCTTGCCTTCAACGATAGCAAGGAGAACGAGCCTTCAATAATTGACCTAAGTGGTACGGAATTGGACAAGCATTTCGACCTTTTGAACTTGACAGTTCAGCAGGAGATTTTCAGCGGTCACAAGATCACTTCCCCTATGCTTTTCGGCATCAAGACCGAGGGTCAATTGGGAGGACGTAGCGAATTGAGAGAAGCCTATCAGCTATTCCAAAATACCTACGTCAACGCTAAGCAGAGAGCCTTGGAGGAGACCATCAATTACTTGTATAAGTTTAACGATGTCACGGCCAAGTTGGAATTGAAAGCAACCGAGCCTATCTCTTTTGAATTTAGTGAGGCGATCATCTCACAAAACATGACTCAAGACGAGATTCGTGAAAAGCTAGGTTTATCGGCTATCGAGAAGAAAGAAACGGCAGGATCACAAGACATCATTAACTCCTTGAATAGCTTATCTCCTTTGATTGCCACCAAGGTAGTCGAGAGCATGGATATCAACGAATTGAGAACCTTAATAGGCTTGCCTCCAAAGGTTGAGGTGATCACTCCCGAAGTAGCACAAGAAGAGGAAATCATTACCTCTCTAGCCTTGAGCGATCATATGCACTTGACTTGTTCCCATACCAAAAAGGATGAGGAAATCCTTGCCCTATTTGAAGGCAAAGGTTTTAGCCGTGACCGCTTTAAAGTAATCCAAAACGATCGCATGGTTTTCTCTTCTTCAATGGATGAGTTCGTAAAGCAAGAACTCTTTGCAGAATACCAATTGAATGAGGTTCAAAGAAACATTTTGAGAGAAATTCAAAACAATTCAAAGGTCACTATCCCACAAATCGCAGAGGCTACGGGAATCGATGAGGCTTCCGTGATTGGAAGGATTAATACCTTGATTGATGATAACGTATTGACGGAAGATATCAGCCGTGTAGGCTTGGTTACCCGCAAGATTACAAGCACGGGTGAGGCGGCCATTAAGAGGCTTACTCCCGTGACTTCTTTCCGAGTACTATACTCTTATGAGGAAAGACCGAACGTGCCAGCAGCGGCAAGCGGAAGCCGTCCTTTGTGCGATAGATTATATCAAGGCGGAAATTCGCTTTTATTTACCCGTGAAGAAATCCAAAATATCTCCAATCAACTAGGCTACTCCGT